ATAAGAAACAAACTAATTAAGATATATTCTTCTCGAACAACTAACGAGATGAAAACTTTTATTTGGAGGAATGGAAGGCCGCAAGCGATGAAGGGCTACAATGATGATTTGATTATGGCGTTAGCGATTGCGTGCTGGGTTAGAGACACAGCACTACAATCTAACGCGCGCAATTTAAATTATCAAAAAGCATTTGTCGAGGCGATATACACCACCAAAACCACTATGAACACACAAATAAAAGGTCAAGAGGGCTACAAAAAAGACAACATCTTTGATAAAATGAGTGAAGCCGAAAAGCTATATGAACAAAATAAGTGGATTATAAAGTGAGAAAGTAAATGCCCCCTATTGATAAAAACCCTAAAAACAAACAATCGTCTCTTTTCAAGGCGCTCACGCGACTGTTTTCGGGCCCCATCATTAACTATCGGTCCCAGACCGGTCGAAGGATTAGGCGCCAACATTTAGATAAATTTTCTTCAAAGTTTAAGACAGCATCCGGGCAACAATTTAAGAAGTCCCAATATAATCCATTAGATACTATTGCGACAAACGCAATTCAAAATCAGAAGCGCACTGAGCGCTATGTTGATTTCGATCAGATGGAATATACGCCAGAGATTGCGTCAACGATGGATATCTATGCAGATGAGATGACAACTCATTCTGATTTGCGTCCGATGTTGAGAATTAAATGCCCCAACGAAGAGCTAAGGGCTGTTCTCGCCGTCTTATTTACAAACATTTTAAATATTGAATCCAATCTTTTTGGTTGGGCCCGCACAATGTGCAAGTACGGAGATTTCTTTTTGTACTTGGACATCGATGACAAGTATGGGGTACAGTCCGTTATTGCGTTGCCTGCTAGTGAGATTGAACGCCTGGAGGGGCTGGACTCCACAAATCCAAACTATGTTCAATACCAGTGGAATTCCGCCGGAATGACTTTTGAGAATTGGCAGATGGCCCATTTCCGTATTCTTGGAAATGACAAGTATGCTCCGTACGGGACGTCCATCCTTGAGCCGGCTCGGCGCATTTGGCGCCAGCTAGTTCTGATGGAAGACGCAATGATGGCGTATAGAGTTGTACGTTCTTCTGAACGACGTGTCTTTAAGATTGACGTTGGTGCGATTCCGCCCCAAGAGGTGGAACAATACATGCAAAAGATTGTCACGCAGCTTAAGCGCAACTCTATTGTGGATAGCGATACCGGCCGAATGGACTTACGATATAATCCAATGAGCATCGAAGAGGATTATTTTATCCCCGTTCGCGCTGGCTCAGTCACAGATATTCAAAATCTCGCCGGCGGCACGAACACCACGCAGATTGATGATGTGAAGTATTTGCGCGATAAGTTATTTTCTGCCTTGAAAATTCCACAATCATATTTGACGATGGGCGAGGGTGCTGACGAAGACAAGACCACCCTTGCGCAAAAAGACATTCGTTTTGCAAGAACAATTCAAAGATTACAGCGCGTCATCATATCCGAGCTTACAAAGATTGGAATCATTCACCTTTATACGCTTGGCTTTCGCGGAGATGATTTGTTAAATTTTGAATTGTCCTTGAACAATCCCTCTAAGATTTCTGAACTTCAAGAATTAGAACACTGGAAGCAGAAATTTGATATCGCAGCATCTGCGACAGAGGGGTACTTCTCGCGACGATGGGTTACCGAGCACATTTTCGGAATGTCTCACGAGGATTTCATGCGTAATCAGAGAGAAATGTTCTACGATAGAGGACACGACGCAGAACTGCAGCAGGTTGCTGAGGGCGCCGCTGGAGGTGCCTTGGGCGGCGATTTGGGTGGTGATCTGGGGGCAGACCTTGGCGCCGGAGAATTAGACTTTGGAGGCGAAGAAGGCGGCCCTGAAGAAATGCCGGCCGCCGCCGCCGGCAGCGAAGAGCCCGCCGGCGAAGAGTCCTCCCTTTTGGCCGTTCCTCCTGGCTCCCGCGCCAGTCCACGTCTGGCGCCCCAGCAAAAGAAAGCTACACGTCGCTACGACGGACCCCATGGAAAGAGCACGTATAAGCCAGTCCGCAGCGATGGNCGCGTCAGCAAGGGCCCCCGCTCACGCTCCCAAGCGTCCATGTATTCGAAAGAAAAGAGCAGTCCCGGTATTCGCAACACGTTCCCGGGCTATGGCGATCTGAGGACCTTAACTACAATGAATGGCTTAACATCGGGTATTTATGAAGATCAAGAAGCTACTTATACTTTGAGAGAAATGGCAGAAGAAGATCGTCTTTTTGAAATAAATGATTCTATAAGAAATCTTTTACAAGGATTGGAGACCAATCAAAACTTATTGACGGAGAACAAAGATGAAGAACAAACATAATAAAAAGCGTAATACCGCATTTATTTATGAAGCGCTTATTAAAGAAGCTACGGTGGCGATGTTGCGCGCGCAAACAGAAAGAAAGCGCAAGATAGTAGATATTATTAAAAAGCACTTTAGTCCCGATTCGGAGCTATACAAAGAATTAAAGTGCTATAGATCGTTGTACGAGAATCAAAATTTAGATCGCGACCTTTCAGAAAGGATTGTTAAAGAGGCGAAGATTGCCCAACGTCTTGTCGATCCACAAGGACTCTTCAAACAACAAACTGAACTGATCAAGGATGTGAATGTAGAAGTATCGCCATCCGTTTTCAACAATTATGTACCCAACTATAAAACACTAGCATCTATTGCTCAGTTGTTCTCCAGCAAGCTGTCTCCCAAGAGCACGATAATGTTGGAAGGCCAAATTGTAGACAACATGATTGCGGAGGCGCCCGAAGTGCGACAATTGGAAGAGATTGATTCCGTGGTGGTGAACAAATTTGTTGAGAAATTCAACCACAAGTACGGAGAAGGTCTCCTCGATGAGCAAAAGGAATTGTTATCGTATTATATAACTTCTTTCGCCGACAACGCCTTAGAGTTGAAGTTCTTTCTCAACGAAGAAATTGAGAGGCTGAGAGCTAAGTTAACTAAAGCTCAAAGCGTGGAAGAGGTGGAGTCTGACGATGCTATGGTCGAGAAGACACTTAAAATTATTGAGAAGCTCGATTCTTTTTCGGCCGCACCGATAGACGAGAGTGTGTTAAAGACGGTGATGAAAACTCAAAGATTAGTGAAGGAAATATATAATGGCGATAGTAGTTAAAGTTGGCCCCGCTGCAACCCAAAAAATAGTAACGCTTGAGCTGGATATTCGTAAGAGCTTAAGTGGAGATTTGATGATCTTTGATCACGGAGATATCGATATAGTCCTTTCTCCGGGTAAGAATAAGATTGTTGCTTTCCCCAAAGAAGAAACAAACGACTTAGTATACGGCGCCCAAAACCGCCTTTTTGCATTTTTGTATAAAAGAGGAGTCGTGGTAGCCGAATCGATCCGCGCCGGCGCTTTTTTTGGCTCGTTTGAGGGCTCTATGGAAGAGACCCCATCTGCCGATGTTAGTGCTCCCAAAATGGCACTCATTAACATCGCCAATTTCATCACCGAAGAGCGCCCCTATTTTGAGAATACTGAAGCCATTATTTCAATGACAGATGATGAGCTTCTAGAGCCCGACAAAGCTGACTCTACGGAACTCGGAGATGTGCCCCAGCGCGCTGAACAAGGATCGATCCGTCCTAGCTATGTTAGAGATCCGTACTCCCTAAGTTACATGTATACGCTTTACTAGGATTTTAGTATGTCTGATATGAAATTGATTTTTGAGAATTTACAAAAAGCGCTAAGGGAAGAAGAACAACTTCCCCAAGCCAAGGCAAAGGCCATGGCCGAAGCTGGAAACCAAGTTACCGCCGTTATTGATTGGGCAAATTCAGTATCCGCCGGCGACACCAGTTTTGCTCGCGAAATTGTAGAATCCATAGTCACAGGCCTCCAAGAACAAATAGGAAAATTATAATGGAAATAGTAGCATTTATCTTGTGTGCCTACGGGTTAACACAGATTTTGGTATACAGCGATATGCCGATTGTTAAAACTTTAAGACCGCGAAAGCGGTTCTTGGGGGGATATGGAAAAGTATTTCATTGCCCCATGTGTATGGGATTTCATGTGGGGTGGCTTTTAATGCTACTTTCTCCGTTTACAGAACTATTTAGTTTTGACGTAAGTGTCGTCAACGCGCTACTTCTAGGCGGCTTGTCTTCCGGCACCTCATACGTACTTAACATGATTTTTGGAGATGAAGGAATTAAATATGAACATAAACACATGGACAAAGAAGTGGATGCTGCAGCCGGTCCGTCACTGCTGTAAGGGATCTTAGCTGTGAGCAAGGTTCTACTAAGAGAATATTATGCTCTTTGTGACGGCGGTGCTTGTCAGGATCTCCTTACCGAAGAAGAGAAAAGGTATGTGTCTAATGGCGGCATGATTCTTTCCGGCATTATGCAAATGACCGAGACAAAGAACGGCAATGGCCGCGAATATCAGCACGAAACCATGGTGCGCGAAGTGGGAAATTATCAAAAACTCGTTAAAGAAAGCCGCGCCCTAGGTGAACTCGATCACCCCGATGATTCGGTCATTAACCTTCGAAATGCCTCCCATATGGTTACAGCTATTTGGATGGAAGAGAAAAACGTGATGGGTAAGATCAAAGTACTCGACACACCATCCGGCAAGATTCTACAAGAATTGGTGAACGGCGGCGTGACAGTCGGCGTATCCTCTCGCGGAATGGGCTCTGTGCGTGAAGAGATGGGAAGAACCATCGTAGAAGATGACTTCCAGCTGATTTGTTTTGATATGGTTTCTGAGCCATCAACGCCAGGCGCGTTCATGATGAAGGAAGCCAAAGATCTTTCCGAGTCCAACATCATCACCAAAGCAGATAGAATTAATAGATTATTGAATGAGGTTCTCGACGATGAGTAAGTGGTCAAGTTTCGAACAAGATCAAGAGTATACTGAGGATTGGCGCCAATATCTTGAATCCCAAGAACTCGAAGAGGGTATTGGCGATACTTTAGAAAAAGGCCGTCAAAGGACTGCCGGCGCCTATGATTGGATTGCAAACTTCCTCTCAGGCACCCCCAAGGACAAAGATTACTCGCACTTAAACATGCCTACACCAGATAGCCCAACGGCAAAAGGTGCAGAACCTGAAGGCGAAGAAAGTGCCGAAGAGGATGCGGCCACAACTCAAAAGAAGCGCGAAGAGGAAGAAGCATGGAAACAACATCGCGGAGAGCCCGGCGCCGGCGAACAAAAACAAGCCCAAAAGGATCCTTCCCAGCAACACTCTGATCCGGATTTGGCATCGCATGATGCACAATACGACGCCGCGGCCAAACAGAAGGCCGACGGAGCACAAGAAGAAGAGCCCAAAGATAAAAAGAAGACGATCAGTCGCGATCCGGATAGCGCACTAAACGAATCCACAACCTATAATCGATGGAAAGTTTTATCAGGAATCAAAAAGAAGGTAATATGAAAAAGAACGATTTAAAGCAGCTTATTAAACCAATTGTAAAAGAATGTGTTCACGAAGCCCTTATAGAAGAGGGTCTTTTGTCCAATGTTGTGTCGGAAGTTGTGAAAGGCATGCATGCCGCACCGCTTGTGGAGGTTGTTCAAAAAACCAAGACTCCGGAGTTCAACACTGCCAGCAATAAAAGCAGTGAATCTCGCAAGAAAATTGCCGCCCATCGCAAAAAAATGTTGGAAGCTATTGGCTCAGATGCTTATAACGGGGTAGATTTGTTTGAGGGCACGTCGCCAATGACCAACAACGAGCCGCGACCCGGCACCGTCGATCTTGGAGCCCCTGGCGACTCGGGTGTCGATATTAGTTCTTTGGTCGGCAATGCAGCCGCCGTTTGGAAAGCAATGAAATGAAGGAGTTAGGATGGCCAAGAAACCAGTCAATGTATCAGTAAATTCAAATCAATGCCGCGGCAACCATGAGCGAATGATTCGAAGATTTATTAAAAAAACGAAGAAAGCAAAGATAACGGAACAAGTAAGAGATCGCAGGCATTACAAAAAACCGTCTTTGAAAAAGAAAGAAAAAAGAGAAAGAGCAGCCCGCCGCCGCCGGCGCGATGAACAAAAGAGGCTTAAAGCTAATCAAAATCGTGATAGAAGAAAAAAGTGACTATTTATAATGATAGTTAAAAATTAGGAGTTTTATAATGGCGAATAATGCTTGGAACATGAGAGTAGGCATAAATAATGTTGGTTCCTATCAAGTTAGCGGCAAGCCGTGGGCTAGCGGCAGTATCAATGCTCTTCACGGCGATCGCCCGGGCGGACACGAGATTCAGTTTCCGTACGTAGCAAAATGGTTTAAAGTAATTAATAATGATGAGACAAATATTTGCAAGGTAGCCTTTTCTG